CTGCTTCTGTACCATGCAGATCAAAGGGGCAATAAATTCGCTGTAGCGCAAAGCATAAACATATTCCCCCTCAATAACGCGGGTTTTCAATTCTTTTCGGGTTACAGTTTTTTCCTCTCCGGTTTCCTCGTCTGTGACAGTCTCGGAAACATCTTCGTAATAATCCTCCGTTTTGGGGGATTTGATGAATCCGGCAAAGTCCATGTCGGTCATTCCGATCTGCGGAAGGAGTTCTTCAATGTCCTGAGAAATAATCCCCCAGTGGGTTCTTCCGCTGGTGCCGTCGTTAAATTTGAACGTGCTGGGTTTTAATCCCATAATGAGTTTTTCAGCCTGTTCCGGGTCAATATCGGCAATAGTATTTTTTTCGTTCCGGTCGGAAGTGTTTATGGAACCTGTTTTAGCAAATACCGTGGCGAATCTATGATTTGAGGCCCCTAAATTGATATTGCCGTCTCCAGCGTCTCTAAACGCTCCGCTTCCCAGAACAACCCCTACGCGGGAATTATTCGCCCATGATAATTGCAATACTGAACCGTTTCCATAAATCTGCGGAAGAGCGCTGCCGCTGTAGCCGTGCTGCGCGCTGATCGTAGCGTTGATGTTGTCGGTCAAAACCTTGTGCCAGGGATTCCACGATGAAATATCGCCGTTTTTAGTTCGATATGCCAGCCAGCTGCTTCCATTATATTGGCCTAAAAACTGTAAAACATAATTATTGCTGGTTTTCCCGGCGGCTGAAAGATAGATTCCATTGAGGCCAGAGCCATTAGTCGCGGCTTCATAAGCGAAACCAAAGCCGTTGTCTATGTCGTTTAAAGCGGGAGTTTCGCTGATCAACGGAATTTCCTGCCGCAGATAATTCGTTAAAGCGATATTATCTGTTGTGGCTAAAACCCTTTGATTGGCTGGATAAGGAGGCGTGTTATATTTAAAGCCCGGGGTAAAATACAGGGTACCGTTTGAAGCCCAAATAACATCATAGGCATCTGGATCATCTTCTCTTTGAAAGCCCCACCCCTCGCTTGCGCTTCCCGCTGGGTCGGCAGTCAAGATACGATTTACATTAACGATATTAGAATTTTGGCAGTCTAATGCGTATTTTTCGTCCGCTGGTCCGCTGCCGCCGTACTGATTGGCATACAGCTTTAATACTCCCTGCATTTCTCCGCCGGTAATTGGTAAAGCTCCCACATCAGAGGCAGACGGCATTTGAGCCAGCTTGCCGGAACTGTTTAGGGTTGCTACACCATTAGCTGCACCTTTTTCATCATTTGGTATAGCTTTTTCGTCAATGTTAGCGAAAGCGGTATTAAAATCGTTCATTTGCGGCGGGTCAGAATATACCCATTGTGGCAAATCAAAATTTGGCGTTGTGGATTGATAACTCATAGTGCTCCTCCTTTATAAAATGGCATGTCTGACGCTGAGCGTCATAGCAAATTCACCCTCCGGGTTATCCGGAGAACGGTCTATATTAACGGCGGCTTGAAGAATCGGTTCGTTTTGTTGAGAGCCGTTATAATACATTTGCAGGCCGGATATTTTCTCCTGGAGTTGATCTGGCAGTAGATAATAAGTGGCTGTAACACTGGTTGAACTAACTTCAACAATATCTGCTGGCGGCAGATGAAAATTACTTGATGCATCTGTGGTGAAATATAAATCTGATACTAGATTAATTCCGGATAAATCCCCGGCAGCTCCCTGCCCTTGAATAAGCTTCAGCAGCTTTTGTTTCGCAAAAGGCGTTAAATAGTTTCCCAAATAGTACCACCCCTTTATGAGTTCTTCAAAAACAAACCAAGACGGATATGCTTTTTCCCAGCCGCGCCAGTTTTTGATTGTACTTTCGATTTCGCTCCAGGTGTTTACGTTGGCGGCTTTTTCAAACACAAGCCACGAAGGAAAGATTTCTTCCCAAACGGTCCAGCTGGGAGCGATTTCTTCTAACGTGCGCCAGTCCATCGGCTGCGTTTTAAACGCCATAATATAAGTTTGAATATTAATATCGTCGTTAATATACTGGCCGTCAGCAGCCGGGAGGCTTCCGTCCATTTCGAACGTGATTTTTTTAGGCTGGAAAAATAGCGTTTTTGTTTTATCACGGTATGAAATGGTGGAAGCTTCTACCGAATATTCCCATATAGTTCCGCTGTCTTCAGACAAGATACTCTTAGCGGAAACAGAAGTCACCTGAAAATTTCCAAATGTATTAAAGTATGGAAGATCTACAGTCAGAAGCTGTCCCGCAGACCAGCCGGGAATTAATGTGGAAAATGAAATCGTAAAGGCTGGCTGCGCAGCACGCTGCAAAAATGTTTCCGCATTTAAAGCAGCGTCCGAAAAATCTACTATGGTTTCATCTTCGATCAGATATTCAATAATACCGGAGCCGCCTCTTTGGGCTTTGATTTTTTCTCTTAGGTCTCCATCAACCAGCCGCGAGTAGACCTGGATTAAAGGATATCCATTAACCTGGATATACCCGCCGTTTGAAAGATCAAGCCATTCGTAACCGTCTTTCATTTCAATTTCATATCCGCCATAACTCATTAACGCCTGTACCGTGTCGTCGTCATCGTCAATTCCGTTGAATCCAATTTTTACATTAGCCGGCACGGTTGAAGATGTAGCTCCGCTTTGAATTGCATTACTCATAGAGTACAGAGGATATTTGCATCTAACGATTTGAGGCGAGAGCCTTTCAAAGCGAAGTCCGGTTTCCCCGTTACTTTTGATTTGGAATTCCTGATATTGGCCTTTGCTTTGTCCGCCGACCACCCGGACAGCGGAATACATGGTAAAAGAATCGCGGGTGACATTTACGTTATAAACCGCTGAATCGGAATCAAGGCTGATCGGCGCGGTGCTTCGGTTGTAGGTATACCGCATATTGAAGACCTTATCCGGGGTGATTTCCCACCAAGCACCGCATACATCTGCCATTTGATCTATCACGGAGGAAACAATCTGCCCCCATAAGTAAGCCGGGCTGTTTAAGGTTATTCCAGTAAAATCATCAATTTCCCCGACGGTAATTCCTTCATTTTCCACTCTAACCGGAATAATGCCATAGAACTCGCCAAGAGATGCATCATACCAAGACTGGCCCGGTCTGTTCCCCATTAAAATCTGGGTAACGCTGGCGCCGGACGGAAACGTCATGTCGACAAAAACGCTGGCTATATAATCGGAGTTGTTCGTCAGGGTGAGATTATATATTTTGTAAGACAGATCCACGTTATCCAGGTTTTCTTGTTCAGCTTCCATAACAGTCCCGGCAAAGATTACATTGTCATTCTCAACTAATTGGATATAATCGCAGGCGGCGATATCTTTTGAATCGGCCGGCATATAAATCCGCAGGGCAGATGAAGTTACATGGGCTTCGTTTTCATCAAGCGATCCCCCGGTTTCAACAAGAATATCCGGGCGGGAAATTTTGTTTAAATAAACCGTCATCCTTTGTACCTCTTTGCCATAACGTCATTGTACTGGTGCTTCGTTACATTGTCCGTAATCAGTTTTCCATCTAAATAAAGAGGAGAATTAACTACGATAACAGACGAATTCGCGGCATCTGAATAGTTCCCGTTGGCCAGGGCGAAAAGTTCGGCCTGCTGCTTTTGTGTCAGAACCATTTCCCCGTCCTTTAATAAGGCGGGACCTTCTCCCATTGCGAAATCAACAATACCGCCTGTATGAAAACGGGGCAACGATACATTTGGAATTTCAGGAATCGCCGGAATGCCGATTGCCCCAGTCAATTGGTTGATCCCCCAAATAATACCATTAATGATCGCGATAGCGCCGTTAATAATTCCCTCGACAATAGTCGGAATCAAGTTGAAAATTCCCTTGAACATATCAACGATTCCGTTCCAAGCCTGCTCCCAGTTGCCCGAAAACACACCGGTAATAAAGTCAATCAACCCGCCGAAAACGTCCATAACGCCTTCGATAATCGGCATGATCGCCTCGATAGCGCCGCCTAGTACTTTTGAAAACAGCTGGCCTAAAAACTCTATTACAGGGGAAAGTGCATCAAAAATCGGCATTAATCCTTTGAACAGTTCAGTTAAAGGCGGAAGGAGCTGATCAATTAACGCCATGATGGGTTCAAGCAGCATGTTTATTACGTCGATTAACGGCGGCAAAATAGCGCTCAGGATCTCTGCCAGAGGAGTGATTAAAGCGGCGAATAAATCAATCAAAGGGGGCAGAAGCGTTTCCACCAGCTTCATAATCGGTGGTAATAACGTCGTAAGCAGTTCTATAATCGGCGGCAAAATCTGTTCAATAAATTGGATTAAAATCGGAAGGAGCAGATTAAATAAATCCATCATGGGTGGAAGCAGACTTTCCACTAACGGCATTAACGACGAAACTAATTGGCTTATAAAATCAGTAAGGAGAGGGAGGTTTTCTTCAATAACAGGCAATATTTCTTCGATTATTTGTTGAATAAGAGGAATCAGAGCTTCTCCCAGAGGAAGCAAAAGAGTTTCAACGCTTCTCCCTAGGCTTTCCATCATGGAGCCCAGGTCATCGTATTTTATATCCTTTAATTCTTCCATTGAATCGGAAGTTGCATAAGCCCCGTCTTCAATGTTTGCGAGTTGAGTGACAACCTCCGGGCCTAAGTCCTCCCACATTGTGCCGAACAAAGCCACTCCGGCTTGGCTTTGTGCAAGAGGATCGTCCATATCTGCCAACGCTTGAATAGTTTGGTCGAAAGCTTCTTTGGCTGAATCTCCTCCGGCTGCAAATTTAGCCGCCATTTCATCAGCATTTAATCCGATAGCTGAAAAGCCTTCTTGTGTGGTTGCCGAGCCGTCTACTACACGAATAGACATTTCTTTAATGGCGTCGCCAACCTTGTCCAAATTGAAAGCGCCGGTTTCAGCGCCCTTTTCCATGATTTTGAACATATCATCAGCGTCAAGCCCGACTTTCGCAAACTGGACAGAATATTCGCTAATGCTGTCTAATAGTTCGCCTGAGAAATCCAATCCGTTTTGTGCGCCGGTAGCAATTAACCCCATTGCCTTGTCGCCCTCAATACCGAATTGTGTCATCATTGTGTTCGCCGCTCGAACTGATTCATTTATGTCATAACCAAAGGTATCGCGCAAAGTAAAAGCGGATTCCGTTATGTTTTGCAAAGAAGCTTGGTCTAAATCGCCCATTTGCTGGGTAACCGCAGCCATAGCGTCGGCAACATCTTCAAAAGAATCTCCGTAGTTATTGGTATAAATATCTTTTAAAGTGTTTTCGTAATCCGATAGTTCTGATTCTGCGATTCCAGTAGAAGCAGCGAATTGATTCATTGCCTGATCAAAGCCTACAGCTCCTGTTACTGCTTTTGTGCCTACCGCTAAAGCCGCAGAGCCAATCGCGGCAAAGGCGGCTCCAGCGACCTTCCCGGCTTTGGCTGCTGCTCCGCCGATTTTCCCTAATTTGCTGCTGGTGGTTTTTTCCGCGCTGGTTAAATCGCTGTCTAGTTTACTGTCGTCTGCCCTAACGCCATATACAACTTCGCCTTCTGCCAATGAAATCACCTCACAAGTGAAAGTCATCGGCACATAATGGCACTACTTGACTTTTCCTATTTTTATTTCAAATTCCTTTTTGCAGTTACGGCCCTTGCACTTAATCCAAACGCCCTTGCATTTCGCGTCAGGATCAACTTTTAAAGGCATCACATAACCGCAGTACGGACACTTAATTTTATCCACGATCATCACCGTTACGACCTTTCTGCCAGGGTGTGCAGTGCAACAGCGATTTTTGCAAGCCCATCTTGGAATTGCTTTTTTCTTTCTTCCTCTGACAGATTAAGCTTGTACAGCTGCTTTAGCTTGATTAACTGCCGGCGTTCCTCTGCATTGTATTTTGTTGGTTTGGGGAGGGGGCGGGAACGTATTGAAATGATCTGCATGATCTTCGTATCATCAGACAAACCGTTAAATAACGCCATAAAGCTCCACCAATGAAGGTTTTTGTCAGCGCCAAGCAGATCGAGATGGTAGCACTGCATAAAGGAAGAATAGACGGCCCATGCGTCCTGATTAAAATCGAAATACTTTTCTCCTCCGGCTTTTTTATCTGACACGTCAATAAATTCCTTGAAGATCAGATTAAAAAGAGCCGCTTTTTTGTCAGGCTTCAGGATTTTCAGAAATAATTTTGATTTTACTAAAAGCCATAAGCAGGCCTCGGCCTTTTCAAAATCTGTCAAAAGCGTGTCGGAGAACACTTGATAGCATTTCAGCACTGTTCGAAAAGAGGTATTTAAACGCACGGGCACAAGCTTATATTTGACCCTCTTTTTCAGAGGGGAATACAGTCTCATTTCCACGCTCTCCGCTTAAATGCTTGTTTTCTTTGACGGGCAACCTCCTGAAATTTAGGTACGAGAACGTTTTGAACATACGGGAAAAGATTGTAGGCCATCTGCTGAAAATCATCGGAATAAAATTCAATGATTTTTTTGGCGTTCTCGTCTCCGAATAAAAGGCAGAACACATCAACAACGGCTTTCCCAATATCTTCAACAATCTTTAGGTCTCCGGGGTTACTGTTGGAACGCTTTTGCAGATCCACGAACCGAACTTGGAGTTCCCGGTATTTCTTTACCAGCTCGGGACGAATATCAATTTTAATTTTTAGGATCTCACTGGTTCCATCGTTCTTTTGCAGCTCGATTTCATCGGTAAAAAGAGCGTTTTGTCTAAGCGTATACATCAGGATATCCTCCTTATAAAAAATAGAAGGGGGAGGATAAACCGCCCCCTTGTGTTATTTAGGCCGCCGGCGTGATCGTGGGCTTTCCGTCGAAACGGATTTCCACAGAAATCGCGCTGTCATCGGTACTGGCACCGGACCATTCCTGAATATTGCAGAAGGTGCAGTCACAGGTAATAGTGACCTCTTTGCTTTGAGCGTCGGTATACTTCAGCTGGAAAGAAGACTGCCGGTCGGTATCCAGTCCGTATTTCTTACTGAAAATGTAATCCTGAGCCTGATCGCCAACAACGCGCTTCCCAGTGAGCGTAAACGCCGGGGCCATGCCCGTCACATGGTTTTTCGCGAATCCCTTGTCCGATAAGAAAAAGTATTGCTGAACAACCTCGTTCAAAGCCTCTGCGATATTGTCAAATCCCTCGGCTAGTTCGGCATAAGTCCAGGTGCCGGGCGGATCCGATCCCTGAGATACACCGATAGAAGCAGTCAGGTTGTACATTGTAAGCAAGCCGTAAGCTGCCATATTAATTCCCCCTTAGATAAAATTTGACTTCAAGGCTGGAGCCGTAAAGCCATTGGTTGTTTTCTTCGCGCCCTAAATAGACGGGTGCGGCTGTGGTTTCTATATTTGTGATTTGGAAGCGGTCTGCGGAGGGGTAGTCCTTCCGCATATTCAAAAACGTGTGAAGTTTTCCAAGCGTGTCCGCCGCAAGCTCTTGATCTGAATTTTTGCAGTTTAAAACCGCCGACATGGAGACGGCGGCCTTTTTGTCAAGAAAGGTATTTAAGTTCCCGGATCCCCACGCGATGGAAATACCGTTTTCAGGAGGCATAGGCCCTATCACAATTTTTGAATACAGCTCCGTTTGCTCCGCAAGATCAATAACTGCGGTTAAAACATCGTCGTATACGCTCATTTTTTGCTCATTCCCTTCGAAAAGGCGTTCTGCGCTACTTGATCCAGTTCCTTTTTGTAGGTGTTTACACCTTTTTCAACCCATTGGAGGGAGGCATTTTGATTCTTATCCTTTGACGGGGTTCCGGTGTAATACCGCCGTTTCGCGTAAGGAGTGTCCCAAATAGCTAATCCGTCCTGCGGCCTGCTGGCAATCAAGGCGCTGTCCTTTAATGTGCCTTGATCTTCCGGAACAAAAACATTTCCGTATTCAATGACAGATTTTGTAACAGCCGGGATCATCATAGAATTTCCCGCCTTAATTTTTGCCTGAATGGCGGCCATGTTTCGCGTAATTTTAACTGACATTACACCAACCCCAATTCTACGTGATGGACGCGGGTCGCGGGGACATCGGGAACCGGGTCAACCGTCAGCACTTCATATTCGCCGTATTTCTGACCCTGCGAGTTAAATACTTCGCACCGGAGAGGCTTTCCCGCCTTTTGGGAATGTTCCGCCAGAGAATCATAATCCAGGGCGGGCTTTGAAAGCCTGGCGTCAATGAACAGCGTAGAGCGCAGCACGACCTCGGTGTTTTCCTTTGTTTTTTTCACTTCGTTGGTGTTCTGAAGATGCACACGGGAAACCTCATAGTCCTGCCATACGGGCTTTTGCCACGCGTCCATTCCCGTGCAAACCTTAATAATTGCTAAATCCCCCAAAAGGGATTGAGGAATCGGTCTGAGCATACATGCACACCTCTTTCCATCAACGGAGTTTGTTCAAGCAAGGAAAGCGCGAAAGGGCTGACCATCAGAGCGCCGGGCTTTGTGGTTGTACTGGACAATGCGCCGCCCGATACTGAAACCTTTCCCACCGTAAAAGACTGGCCGGTCTGGCCTGTCAGCACGGTTTCCAGCCCGATTTGTGTGAAGTATAGCACTTGTGCCGCGGCAGCCTTTTGAACCAGCGTTTGAAGTATAGACGGGAGGGCGGAGATTCCCCCGCCCTTGACAATTCTATATCGCGTAATACTGTCGATCATATCAGACGCAAGTCCGGCGTACACAGGAAACTCCTCTTCAGAAATCGGGCATGTACCATAAAGGTCAAGATACTGCTGATATGTGATGTACGCCATAAGCCCACCTCTTGATTAAGAGCCTACGACAGCCAGCGCGGAGCCGGTGGCAGTGGCGATATTTCCCTTGGTCGTATTAACCAGCGCAACGGTTACAGTATCGCCGGATTTTGTGGTAAAGCTCGCTCCGTTAGTAACATCGGTCCAGTCTGTAAGTGCCTGACCATAAGTCACGCTTACCGCTCCGTCTGTATTGGTTTTAGCAACATATTTCATGCCGTACGGAGCCGGAGCCAATCCATTGATGATGGTATGAGTACTGTCGGCGCCTGCGGAAGTGGTAATATTCAGGGTGCCTAAAGCCGGGTTGGAAGCCATATTTACAAAGATGCCGGGAAGCCTCTGGTTCAAGGCAAACACATCGTAGTAGTAACGCTCGTAATAGAGCCATTTTCCTTTGCTCTGAGCGGTAGGCGCGGACATCATGGAGGTTTCATAGACAACAGGTGCGGCGATTGCAATGGGGTCGAACATCAATAGATTGATTTGCTTCGCCCCTGTGGCAGAGGCCCAGCCCTCGGTAAAATCGTAAGCGCTCATCATGATATCTTTGGGGACCTCCATAATGACAACGCCGTCAAGCTTACCGACATTTCGGTCAATGTTGCGGATACCCGTATCAGCCTCCACAAAACGAGTGATGCCGGCAGCCTCTTTCAGAAGCTTATAGGTATCCGGTGTCATTTTGGCGCGGATACGGTCACGGGGTACGCGCTGATTCACCATATACGCCAGGTAGGTATCCCAGGTTTCCAGAATGTTATCAGCGGTTAGGCTTGTATCGTCCACGCCTCCGAAGCCGCTCGCTGCCTGAGCCAACGCGGAAGCCGCGTAAGCGTCCATTTCCGGCACCTTCTGGAATTCGTTGAACGTCTTTGTGATATTGGCGATATTGACGATCGGATCCTGCTGAATATCCATAGGATCAGCCAGAGTGTCCCATTCCCGATCCATTCTCATGGTAAGAATCTGCTCGGAGGTGTTGAAATTGCGATTAAAAGTTCCGGTGATCTGATCGCGGTTTACCGCTCTTGCGCCGCTGGTGGTCATGCTTTGAACAGCCACAGCTTTTCCGCTGATCGGCTTATAGGTGGCGCTGTTCGGGCTTCCGTAGAGGTCAGAGAAATAAGACCAATACGGATAAGCGTTTGCCATTGCCTTAGAGTATTCGGTCGCGTAGTTTAATTCTAACTGTGTAAATGCCATAATAATTTTCCTTTCTTATTTCTTGTTCAGGCCCCACACATCTTCAAAGGTTGATCCGGTTTTTCCGCTCGGCATCTGTCCTTTGACCTCCGCTCCGAATTGCGGGGAAGAGGGCGGTGCGGGTTCTGTCGGGTTAAAATATTCTTCGTATTTTTCCGCGACTGTTTTTAACTGCTCGGCGATTGCGGGAGCGTTTTCCCCGCGTTCGAGCATCTTATAGACAGTTTCACGGAATTTGGGCTTCACCGACGAAAAATCATCACCGCCTAAAGCGCGAAGCATATCGCGCTCCTCCGCTACGGCCTTATATTCGTCGGTTTCTTTGACCTTCACATTTTGCAGAGCGTTTTTTTGAGCGTCTGCCAGCGCTAGATCAATTTTTTCCTGTAATTCTGATTTCGGGATAAAGTCCGACATGCTGGTACCGTGCAACGCCATAACTTTATCAACCTGTTCCTCGCTGAGGCCAAGAGCTCCCAGTGATCTTCTTGTAAATGCCATAAAATACATTCCTTTCTTTAACGCCTAAGAACGATAGGCGGATTGCATCGCAGTTTAACGCCGTGCTGCGGGGGCGAAATGGGTATAAAAATAGCGCCCCGCAATAACTGCAAGACGCTTTTTTATAGTTAGTTTTGGTCATACCCGTTGTTAGCGATATCCTCTGCCTCCTGTACGATTTGATCAGCATTAGCCAATACACTTCCATATATTGCGTCGGCTTGAATATTTGCCGCCATTACCGCTTTATCCGCAAAAGTGCAATTATGATACCCGGTGATTACTTCACCGTTTGTTTTATCGATTGCTGCAATCACTATCTTATCTATTTGATGATTTTCTATGAAGCTTAAGGATTCCGCTAACCATTGAGCATAAGGCTGACTACTGATTACAAGTGTTTTGATTACTATCACGCTCCGTTTGGTTCACATCTGACCAATCGATATATCCTGAACCATAATCAAAGGCTATTTTTGGCGTTTCCATGCTGGTGAGTTCTATTCTGATCCCACAAATGCCATCGCCTATTTTTTGCCCGTTAATGCGGATCTCGGTTTGATAGCCATACCGAGAGGTGTCCAGATCAATCAGATTTTTAATCATCGTCATACTCCACATTGCCTCCGTGCGCGTGTTCGCCAATTGCTGCGGCTAATTTAAAGTTGGCTTCTTTGTTCCACTCATACTCATATTCTTGGAGTTTGTTGGCTACAGAGGCGGGAACCTCCGCTTCTGCCGCCTGCATCATGCCGGCCACGCTTCGGAAGTACCCGAGAATCAACCGAAAGCTTTCTTCCGGTCCTCTCGGCTGAACCGCCAAGCAGTCGTTGGAAAACTCCAGGACGGATTCTTTAATACCCGGTTCCAAATAGCCTAAAGCGATTCCGGTTTCCACGAGATCATCGATTTGGTCAGAAACCTCCTCATACCATTTCCCGATCTGCTTGTGGTTAGCGAACCAAGCGTCGTCTTTTACCAGGTTCCTGTGCAGTGTGGTAAGGTTGTGATACAGGATTTTCAGATAAGCTATGAGACGCTGAAATTCATTCATTATTCCACCTTCTTTCTCTGACGGGGTTTTCCAGCCGTTTTTTTAATCTGAGGGTTCTTATATTCCTTGTATTGCTCAGCGTTCAAAACAAGGCCGCAGCGCCTGCATTTGATATGCTGAGCGGTTCCGATAAAGTCATGGTTACATTCTGCCATATGATCACCTCTTTCAACTTAAAATAGGTATAAAAAAGCCACCCTTTCATTTCCAGGGCGGCTACTCAACTATTTCAAAATCATCTGGCGGAAAAAAACCTTGATCTCCATCTTCTCCTATGATTTCATACCAACCATTTTCAACAGATATAACATCGTAAACATTTCCTTTGTGCAATCTGACTTTGTAATAATCACCGTTATATTTTACTTTCATTTTTTCGACCAGCCTTTCACAAATATTTCTGTCGATTAATTAGACGGATTATCTGTTGATTGCTTTTTTCAGTGTGCCTTGTTGGTCATCTTCGACGATTTCCCATTTTCCTCCTGGGGAACTCCCGTCAAGAGGGCAGGGATTGACAGCAGAATACAATACTCCATCTTCATCTTCGCTCTCGTCAATTACTCGAAGTAAGCCGTATTCTACACTTAAACACTCATATATTTTGTTGTCTCTCAGGCCAAGTACGCCAAAATTTTCACCCTTATATCTTACTTTCATTTTTTCTCCTTTACGTTTTTCAGCACAGGCTCATGTTGTGTATCGTCTTCGGCATATTGATACCAATGGACATCGTATGTGAAATTATCTGTTTTAATCAAGCCGCCGACCTTCTGCCATTTATAAGCTTCATTCCCAAATTGCTTTGCAAATTTTGAAGAATTTCGAAATTCAGTTTGAACACCATAGCCCGCTATAATTCGAACATCTGACACCGATGTATAAGAAGGAATAACGCCATGTAGAGCATATCCTTCTTTTGTCTTTATATCTACATTGAATCCCTTTTGCAATGTTGTATCTGGCAGTTTAGCATTGTCCTTTGGCAATGTGGGCTTTATGTTAGATATATAATTCGCCTTAGCTTCCGCAAGCACTTTTTGCCTTTTTACCGCCGCAGTAGCTTTACCAGATACAGATTTATTATAGTCAAAAACCTGTGTCCGATCAAGCCTTTTCGTGCGTCCTGTCTTTTTGCAAAATGCATTGTAATCAGCCTGTTTTTCCCTAATTTTCACGGCTTCTTTTTCAAAGCCTTCTTTGTCTCCGGCTGCTTCCATCATGGCGGCTTTTTGCTTGGAATAGCGGATTTCTCTTTCCAGCCTGCGCTGCTCCTGGGATTCCGCATATACCTTGTCATTTTCTTCCTTGTCCTGTTCCGGCCTGTCGCGCGGAATGGATACACCCGGAATCATGGTGATCGGGTGATGCCCGCAGTTGATCCCAAACAATCCGGCCGGTTTTCCATAGCTTGTAGAAGAAATAGGGGAGTAGCGGTGGCGTTTTCCCTCGCCGTCCGTAAAGGTTCCGCTTTTGTTGTTCCATGAAAAATAACGGCCCTGATACGGATAGCACAGCGGACGAGCGCCGGAGTGTCTTGATACCCGGAAGATATCGACCCCATAGTCCTCCTGTCTGGTTTTGACGGCTTCAATAGCTGTGTTGTGCACTGTGGTGCGAATATCCATATTGACATAAGCTTCCGGTGACCATTTCCGCCCGGCGCGGTCATAAAATCCGGTGATGCCCTCTTTATGTATTTGTGACAGCGCCTGTCTTAAAGCCTGCTGGCGGCTTTCTGTCCCCGTTATCACTTTCCCGGCGGCAATATTCAAAACCTCCTGCGCCGCTTTCATTTGGCGTTCAATATTAACCGTGTTTGTAATCACCTTCCGGTATTGGGCAAGCGTGCTTTCCAGCATAGTGGTATTGACAAGGTTCAGCTTATCCATTGCCTGCTGCTCATAGGCGTTTAAGGCTTGCACAATGCTTTGGCTGGCTATCACGTTATCCGCGGCAGCGTTTTGTATAGTGCCTTTTTGCACGGCTTTTTTTAACTCCGGCTCTATGTCTTTTGTCGCCATGTATACGGCGTTTTCTAAAGCGGCAGTGATCAGTTCTTTATTTTGCCCGGTAAGGGAAGCGATAATCTCAATGCTCTCTTTATTGAGCTGTCCCAGCTCGGCAAGCTTTCGGATCTCCCACTGCTCTGTGGAAAGCGAGTGGCCGGAATTGAAATGCTTTCCCATATTAATCAAAAGCGCGTCTACAATATTGCTGTAAACCTGCTCAACCGGCTCCGAAAGCTTTAGAATCTCATTAGGGGTTAATCTGGCCATTTACACACCCCCTGTTAGGATTCATCTTCCGCCGCTTCCTCGTCCTCTTCCTTAGCTTCCGGTTCCTCGCTGGGACTCATGAAATCGGATTTCTGCCCGGCTTGCTCTGCCATGTCGACCATATCCGCGGATATAGAGGATTCCTTTTCGATTTCCATCAGCTCCTGCACAGCCTCCTCCTCGGTATATCCCAGCTTTTCCACCATAAAACGCTTCTTGCTCATAAGGCCGTTGCCTATCAGCAAGATTCCCTCGTTGATGTTGGTCTGCCGGTCCTGAAGAATAGAATCATCAAAAACAACCTTGGTTTCCCAGCCCTGTGAAGCCAGCGCTTTAATGCTGTACCCGTTCCACTTCATGTCATAGAGGGAAGCGATCTGGACAATGGCGTCAATGATTTTGGCGATTGCCATCTTGACTTGCAGCTGGTGGCCTTTGATAGTCTTATAGGTCTTGCTGTTTTCGCTGATCACTTCGGTTGCGGTTTTTAAGCCTGTCGCTCTGTCAAAGGTAAAAGTGCCGGCAGAAAATCCGACCTGTAAGCATAAAATAGACAAGAAAGCGTTTATCGCTCTCTCGTGTTCGTCAACACGCAGTTCAACGCTGTTGTCCTGTATTTTTAAAGAATCAGGACTATCCGTGGAGAGCGCTTCATAGGCTTCATCAGAGGCGTCAAAATAGCGCCGCATTTCTCCGGTTTGCGGATCAATTACCGTCCGAATACATTGAGCCGGAACGATAATTCTTTTTTTGCCCAAGCGAAACTCCCGGATAAAACTGTCGTAACAAATATCTAACGCCTTGAGGGTAGAGAGAGCGTTTGCGTAAATTGATACGCCAAGGGGAGAGTTATCATCAATGTTATTGGCGACAGCGGTTCGGTAATAAGCGAATAGGGAAGTGGTTAATCCCTGCATAGAGGTGTTTTCGTTCAGAAACGGATAAATCTCATTAAGGGGGTAGCGAAATCCTAGAATATCCTGTGATTCCGTCATTCCTGGATTCGGCTGCTTATATTCAGTGCGAAACGCCTCATTGCTTATATAGTAGGTTAGCCCGTCCCATTTATGCCATTCCAACCGGGTATAATAATAGCCGTCCTTTGCCTCACGGCTGATAAATACGCCGTCCGTAACCTGGGCGTTATCCCAGGCAGTAGGAACAAACTGGTCTGCCATGCAGAAACCCAGCCGTATTCCTCCGCTTTCGGGGATTTCATTTCCCGTGCTGTCCCGTTTAACCTCGTACCATGCCTTAATAGCGCCGCCGCCTAATGCAAGCACCTGTTCAATATGTTCCTGCATTTTTGTCCAAAATCCGTTTTTTGTTAAAACATCATGGACAAACTCTTCCAGCGGCTGTTCCTCACTGTCCGATTGACTAACATGCACCTCACATTGTTCGCTCCAGATCAGGCCGGCTAGTTCAGAGCTTACAGCTTTTGCGACGTCCATTCTTTCCAGGTTGCGCCGGTTTCTCGGGTTTTCAATAGTAGGAGCCAGTATCCTGTGCCAAGGGCTGTAAAATCCTTTGTACAAATACTTCCAGATAAAAATACCGAAATAGTAAAATTGGTTGAAAGCAGGTACGCCTCCAACCTCGAAGATATCTTTGAATTCTTTTGACAAGCCTGTTTCAGCTCCGGTTTTCTGCATCCAGTTTTTCACCCTCTCTTTTAGTTTTTCCAGCATTGGCTCACCGCCTTATATAACATAGTTTTTATAGAAGTAATTATGAGCATAACGGGTTTCGTCCATCGCGTGATTGTATGCGTCAACGGGATTGCCGTTGTTATCTACGCAATACATTCCGATCTCCTTTAAAAAATCCAGATGCCCAAACCTGTCGTTTTCAACGAGATAGAAGCGCCCGTCTGAAATACTGCTTTGCAGATATTCAATACCAACCTCAACCCCTTTTCTGGCGCCCTTAATGTCCCTGGCGTTGTTATCCGCGCGGTCTGTATAACAACCGAGCAGATCAAATTCAGCGCGCAATGCTTTGCAGGCTGGATCTATCTTAATACTGGATTCCCTCATACCCGTAAGCTGGCGGCAGTAGGGGATAAAGCTGCCGCAGATTTCACGGGCCTGTACCGACATTGCTTTTGTAACTCCAATATCCGCCCCGGAATAATACCACCCAGCAACACGGTATAATTTAAACCGGTTCTGCATGGTGCGGGTCACCACGTAGCAGCCAATCGAAGTAGCGTCAGAGAGGCCGCCGTCACCAGCGAAATACATTTCGATTTTGCTTTCGCTGTCCGGAATATAACTGAGAATATGGCGTTGCGGGTCAAACATGGAATAAATAACCCCTTGTGGGATACACCGCTCTCCGAGCCAGTCGCGTTTGTATAAATAGGGGTTCTTTAAACAGGTTTTTCGGATTTCTTCCTTTCTTTCCGGGGTAATAATGGGATTGTCGTCTATGGTCCAGTGGGTCCATTTGGTATCCTGTATGTTGAACACCTCAGAGATTACTGGGTGGCTGGGAGCAGGAGGGTTTAAATCAGCGATATGCCATCTTATCCTGGAGGCGTAAGTACGGCGGAAAGCTTCCTGTATTGCGTCGATATGCAGAAGATTGATTTCGCAGAAGTATACGCTTCCTAAAGACATTCCGGTGAATGATTTATGGCTGTCCGCTTTACCGGCACCTTTGTAGTAAACGCGTTTTATTCCTTTCATCGTCTCGATTTCCAGATGATCTCCAAAATCATCATGCTTCATTCTGGAAATTCCGTTAAAAATATGAAGCAGTCCGAAGCCGTCACAGTCCATTACCAGCTTAAAAGCTTGTTCTTGGTTATATGCTAAAACCATATGGTTTAGGTCCGGGGTGTTCCAAAGATACCAAGCAAAGCGGGAAACGCTGACGGTTGTTTTTCCTGACCGTGGCGTCCCCTCATTAACTTCTAAGCAATGGGAATAAGGAGCGTTTAAAATCTTCTGTTGCTTTTGCCCCCACACTATTTCTTTACTCAACTTTGAACCCTCCAGCTGCTTTCGCTATGGCCTCAAAGAGGGAAGTGTCAGACTGTTTCTGCGCGTCTTTCGTAAATTTATCAATAACGATGCCCAGCGATGTAGCAATGCTCTGAATACTGGCCCGTTGAAGTTTATCAGAGTTTTGAAGCTCAGAAAGATAAAGGGAAATAATGCTGCACACATCATCTTTTTTCTTGTCCATAAACTCAAGAATATCAGCGGTATTCTGCTCTTTTTTTTGTTCCGCTTTTTTCACGGTTTCCGGATCGCTGATCACTACTCTTTTAACTGTATCAAAAGATACTTTGTGTTTTCTTGCAACTTGCGAATAATTCCCACATTCCGCATAATCCGCAATGATCTTTTTCTTTTCTCTATCGGTTAAATGTTTCGCCATACCACCACCACAATTTCAGGATAAATAGAAAGACCGCAAAGCCGTTAGGCCTGCGGTCCTTAGGAAAGTAGGTCAATGAACCTTGTACACTTTTCTATGATCTTATTATATCCTATGTTTTTGAAAAAATCGTCCGCGTTTTTTCCGCGAATTAATAATCAATTATTCCGTACATAGAAATAGTAAACTGATAAAGCGCCTCATCTTTATCGCTATATACTTTTGTCCTTTCAATGTGATATTTTTCCATCAGCCTTTCCACGTGTCCGTCGTGGCGGTCTATGTAAAACTCTGTGAGAAAGTCTTTTTGTACCTCAGTTATTCCGTCTAACCCTTTCTCGATGAGTGCGACAATCCGCCGGGTCGCGGAGTAGGCCAGGGATAAGCGCTTAGTTTTCACAATATTATCAATCCAACGATCTTCAGTTTTACTCCCGCCGCCTTTCACTGGATCAGAATCAGCAGTACAAGCCTTGATAGATTCCTGTTCTAATCGCAAAGTTAAAATCTGATCCCGAAGATTATTTAAAGATGCTTTGCGCTTCATGTAGCATCTAAGATCGTTTTCAGCTTCTTTTTTCCAGTTCAATTTTTCAACCTCCTGACAGTCTTTTTGTCGCACTTCTCCGGCGGACAGCCTCTAGGCTTACCGGTATCATAGCAATATAGGCAGTAGCGTTGCTGCCCGGAACCCTCAAAAGTTAGAGGTCTGTTATAGATACACCCCTTACAGCTTTTTCTATTTCCGCTTTGTGGCCAGCCCAATGTCCTGAGCCTCCTTGCAGTAGAAGTCATCTTGTTTGTTAGTATGCCAGAAAATAGAATCTCCGGTCACATCACATTCGATATGGGAGAAAGGGCACTCTTTCTTATGCCTATGTACGCAGTCCTTGCAAGTGGTGTGCGGTTTGGGCGGGTCTTTGCTTGCCACCAGAACGGAACAAAGCAAGAAGCCTAACGGTGCGCCTAAAAAATAACCTAAAAGTAATAATTGCCAGCCTGCCATATCAATTTTCCTTTCTTTCGCCGTAGCTGCAAAACGCATCTGGTTCATATCCATTAAACAACCCACAAGTTAGATGATTGCAATACGTACCACCTGTATTGTCCATTGTAAACCATTTACAATCCTTACACCTAACTACGGGTACAGCGTCTGTATTTCGATGAAGTTCCTCCACCGCCTGATCTCTTTCACGCTTTAGTTCTTTGTTTTCGGCTTCCAATCTTAAACATTTTAAAAATTCATTTTTAAGTGTTATGTCAGTTTCCTTTTTTGTCATATTGGCAAAATTATATTTAAATAGCAGCTTTTCAATAGCATTGGCGGCATCATCAAAAAGGCTGATCCCATTATATAAAGTTCCTCTATGCCGCAGTTTTTCAACTAATTCCTTATACATAGCTAATCCTCCTGAACCTGTTCAACTAAGGTCTGCCACATGTCTTCATTCCGGGTGGCGGCATTGTGTAGCCAACGCACTCATAAATTGGGTATCTGGCTCTTCTGCTTTCTCCGCATCGTAAACAACTCCCGTATTCGCAGCGTAAGCAGTTGTCTGTCCCGCGCCATCTGCAATAACTGCACACGCATTCATCACAAGGGTTTGGGATCACCCGGCTCACATTTTTTTTCATAACTAATCCTCCTCAGGCGGTTCTGGAAGCGGGTTGCGGTAAATTTTTGTGCCGATTATAGGTTTCGCGTGAAAGCACCCTATCGGCATTGAAAAAACTGCATCGATATTGTCATCGTCCCACACCTGCAAAAGTGCCCAAACTTTTTTCTCAGCCAGCCATACCGGCTGACCATTCATTTTTCGGAGCTCTTTCATTGTTAGCGGCTCATTTGGCTTGGTTAGGGTGGGCAATGTCTGTGCATACTCCAGAACGGATTCCACACCGAATAGGAAATGAGGGTCAGCATTTTTCTCATCGTAATGTTCGCTCCCGCGTCTGAGTGGATATTGCAAGAGTTCGTCTAAATCAATCAGTCTCTTCATCTTTCAGCGCCTCCTTTGGCGTGAATCCATTGCAACTGATAAGCCAAACAGGGTCGAAATTTACCGGCCAGAAGAACCACCCATTCTTTATGCCGTGAAGTTCAGCTTTGATGTTGAGCTTTTGTGCGTTCTTTTTGTTCTCGTTTTCAAAATAATCAAACATACCTGTTTTATTACCTGGGTATCGACAACAACTATGCGCATCTCCAGGGATATTTCCCCTATATTTGCATTTGTAACAATCAATCATCTTTCAGCGCCTCCAATCTCTTTATAAGTGTATCCGCAGCATTATCCGTTAACGGTTTTCCGCACACTGGGCAAAACTCAGCATTTGTCCAAACTACTTCGTCTCCAACAACAACCGAAAAACCACAGTCGTCTAAAAGAGAGCACTCCCAATTTTCTGGCTTTTTTCCTTCGTTGTTGCACCAAGAACAGCCTTTCCACACTTTCTCAACCTGTTCCCGACTAACGGGGTATAGAGCGGCAATAGCAATATCAAGAGCTTCATGCAATTCGATATCTGACTTCCTGCCTTCAATGGTTGTTATAGGGATAAGCAAATCCCACCATGCACCATTTTCAAGAACTTCAATCGCTTTTTCCCTTGTCATAGCTTAGTCCTCCCTTTTCGTCGAGGCTTGAATACTCGCTTCAATTACCGCGTGTTTGATAACATTCTGAATCTCTCTCCACGCCGAAGCATAACCATCTTGAAAGCCTTGTTGATATTCTGCGCGTAGTTCTGACACATAATCCGTTACTTCGACCTTTGCCATAGCTAATCCTCCAAGTCAAGTTTTGATCCACATACAGGGCAGTAGTAATAAGATTCTATAAATTTTTCATATGCTTCATCTGATTGGATATCCGTGCATGAACCACATACTGAACACTTAATTACAGAACACTTTATCCACTTCCCATGCTTCACCTCTGCTACGTCTGCGGTGGGAAGATAATTGATAAAATTTGATGTATAACAGTTATTACATTTATTTGCTTCATAGTCATGTCCGCAATTCTCTCGACAGAGAACATTTAGCGCAAATTCCCTTTCTATGTACTCAGACATCGTCAATCCTCCTCGTCAAAGCTGTCTAAAGGAACAGAGATTTCATCTTCGTCGGTATCGTCAACAGCAACAAAGACATATCCAATTACAGGTACAACTAATTGGGAACAATCCAGTTCTTCACCAGTACATTGAAAAAAGCTGTCGCAATCAATCTCTGTAATCTTAAAGTATCTCGCCATAGTCAATCCTCCTGTTCCAAGCGAATCTTTAATCTGTGTGTTTTCTTGAATTTTTGTACTTCTACTAAATCCTCACAATCGTGAAGAATCATCATTTGTTCCAACATGATTTGAACGTCCGCGATCTCTTCGGCAATAGCTTCACGGTTATCTTTGCCCCTGGCGTGCTTACAAAGCTCCTTTTGCAGTTCTGACATTTCCTCAAAAACCATAAGTGTTTGAGCTTCAGCACCCCATTTATTCAGAGCTTCGCGATAAATCCCACGTGGTTTTAATTCAGTCATGATTTGCCTCCTTATCCTCTGCATCGAAAAACTGGTCATAAGTTTTTATGCTCACTGCCTTTGTCCTCCCTTCACCGGTTTGCTTCAAAAAATGCCCTTGCGAAGCCAGGCGGCGTGATTGCCCTGCGTTCCTGACGGGTATAGACACCGTAAAACTCCGGATAAATTTCTTTGCTGTGAAGCATGGAAAATTTCTTCATTCCTTCCGGCTTTGCTTCGACAAAGGCCTTCGGAGCATTAAAGTTACCCCACAGCGCAGTCCGCTTTTGATAGCTGTGCCCAAACTGCCAGGGGTCAAAGGTGTAATCAGGTTCACCGAGCCAGCGCCTCAGCAGTCCGTTTGCCGGATTTTCTATCGCCCAGAACCTGGGCCGGCACGTAAGTATAATCCTGCAGCACGCAGAGCACACCTCCAGCCCCGCTTTGAAATTATGCGTATAGTTTCCTTTTCCGTGAAAATGCTTTGCGATTGAAAATTCATCGCACGGCGTGGCAGCCAGAATCCCATAAACATTTTCAAACGGCGGCGCATAGGTGCATACATCATATTCCGGCAGAGTGATCAGCCTCACATCATATCCGGCCTCTTTGTACGGCTTTGACCAGGAGCCCGTGCCGCCGCATAAGTCCAGAATAATTTTGTCCCTGTTTTCCGCTGCTGGCTCCGTGTCAGTGCTTGGTTTAATCATTGCTTTTGTCCTCCGTTCCCGCCTGTTTGCGGCGGGGTTAATCTCTTTCAAAATCGAGTTTCATTTCATCAACGATCACCCGGTCTAAATGTTCCCAAAAGATTTCGTCTTGATCGTGTTCGGCGGAAAGCCTGCTGATTCCATTGATTACCGCTAGGCATCGCTTCGAACCAAAGCCGAAGTTACGGTTCAGCACATAGCACATCAATTTAAAGTACCGGCGCAGAAGCCTTTCCTGATCCGTTTTTACTACCTGCCGAGAATAACTTTCAGCGGCTTGTAATTGTTTTTTTGTAAGCTTGGCTGAATTAGGAATCCTGGCCTTCACTTAAATTCCTCCCGTCCAAAATCTCAATGAGCTTCCTGCATACAGGGCAACCGCTCTGTTCCACCTTCTTAAACCAGCCTGCCAGCGCTGTACGGATTTGATCGACGTATTGGTGAAGCTTTAGGCCGTCCTTCTCTTTTTTCCGCGCGTCCTCGTACTCTCTCCTAAGGGCTTCTTTTTCCTCAGCGGCTTCGTCCTTGGAAAAAGCACCGTGCCGGTAAGCATGATACAGCCAGGCAAGCCCGCGGTATGCAACTCGCTCTAAAGGAAGCGCGGAACGGGGAAGAGGCTTCCCGTTTCCGGCGAGAGAACAAAGCTCATCAAAGGTCATGGCTGATCTCCTCGATCGTTACCTTTACGCAGGGATCCTCCGTGTACCGCTTGATAACCGTTAAATCGGCGATCTGCGCGTCGTCGTCATAAGCGATCCCGTTTAAAGCGTCCGCAACCACTTTCGCGATATTATCGGAATCAGGCTTTTTTGTGGGGAGAAGGTCTCCGCTTAACGCCGCGATCCTGTCTTTGTTGGAAAATGATTTGGGAACTTGAAATCCCGCGTAAATCTCCATCTTCAGCGCGGGCTTTTGTTTTCCCTGAGCCCTGATTTTACCCCGGGCCCCATACCGTTCCAGAAATGAAGTTTTAATCAGATTTTCGTACAGCACTGTGTTTTCCGGCGTGTAGCTGTGCCCGGTTTTGCATGTCCTGGCCCTGGCTTTTCCCTGCGGCTTGCCAGGGATATAGAGCGTAACCAAGTTGTTCCCTCCTTTGTTATTTCAGCCTGTGATTTTTATGTGGGTCTTTGGCAATATCCCAGTGATATTCTTTCGTTCTCTGGTAAATCCTGCTTCCCACCGCCTCGTCAAAAAATAGAATTTGATCGACAGTCAACTCACTGGACAGAATCGTCACCAGGTTGTTATTATACCGGTAATTAATGAGTTCAAAAGCTACGTTGATATCGCCTTGCGTGGGGGCTTTTTTCCTGCCTGTCTCATCGTTCCCTGTGCGAAAAAAATCGTCTATGTAAAGCACAGGAACGGTTTTCAAGGGTTTAATCAGGTTTGAATATGCCATGTCATCATTGGCGACGGCTTTCAGCTTCAACGCATCGTCCCGCCACAGCATATATTTTGCGCTGATTCCACGCTTTAAGAATTCACCTACCATAGCCGTACACAAATGCGTCTTCCCAGCCCCAACCTGACCGCCGATAAAAAACCATTTCCGGTCGTGATCCTCCAAAAATTTCAAAGCGCTGTTTTTGACAGCCTCCTGCCAGGGGGATTCCGTCTGAAACTTATCGAAGGTATATTCGTTCAATAGGTCACCCAGGCCGCTTTGCCGGATTCTCCTTAAACTATCCCGAAGCTTCATACACTCACAGGGTTTCGCAAGTTCGTATCCGTCCTTCAGGTAATGTATCACGCCTTTGTTTTTACAGATGGGGCAGTCATACCCAGTTAGGGTTCCTTTAACTTCGTTCATGATCTGAATACGCCGTTCCTGGATATCCTCAAATGTAATTTCCGTATTTCTGTTTTGAAGTTTCCGCCGTACTTCCGGAGGGGCTTTCCTGAGCAGATTTTCGAACATTGGAAAAGCCTCCTTTCTTGTTCAATTTATCCCAGATAATTCCACGCCAGCCGTTAGCCATACACTCGTCGATCAGGGAAATAACCGCTGTCTCCTGGTACAAAGAGAGTTTGCCTTTCACTTCGGCAATAAGCTTTTTTAAGCCGGTGGGCTTATAGCTTTCCCGGCGTTCCGCTTTGTATTTCAGCCATTCCCGCAATGTCTCCTGCATAGGCTCAGAAAAATCACAAAAGAGGTCAGTTTCTACTTCCTTTAATTTTTCTTTCTCTTCCTCTTCTTTTCCTTTCTTTTTAGGGGGAGACAGATCATCGACTTGTCGCCGATCTTTCGGTAATTCGTCGGAGATTGATTTTTCGTCTGTTGGCGGCGGGAGCTTTGACGGTTTGGGCCGGTCTATAGTCTGCGATTTTTTCCAGTTATCAAGCGCATAGTATTTTCTTCCGTCATGAGTGTACAGCGTCACGGACATGAACTGACCTATCTCCGATAGGGCTTTCTCTATGTCGATGACCCGCATTCCATCGTCATAAGGGAACAGTATGGACTTGATATATACCGGATTCGCTATTCCTCGGCCTTCGTCGTCTGCGTTTGAAAACAATCCAATAAACACCAGTTTTGCCAATATGGAGAGTTGAGCGAAACTTTCACTCTGCCATATTTCTGGGACTATCATTCGCCTTCGTGCCATTTATTCACCGCCTTGAATATCGGTTTGGCCTGATGCCCGTTTATGTATCCTGCGGTAATGCGCTCTTACCGGAATTAAATCTTCACCTTTTGACTTGGCTACGAAAAAACGAAGAGGTTCAACATTTAAAGCCTCTGTTGTGCGGCGGTTATCGCTCTCTTTAAGGAATCTATCGATTTCGTCTGGATCATCGCTTCTCCAATAGCCCTTGGCACTGCTGGAAGATAAAATCCGTTCGCCGTTTCTCATTAGCCGCTTGATTTCCTCCCTTACCTTTCTATCGTCCCAGCCGGTAAGCTTGGACAAATCTTCCCGGCTTATGGCGTTTTCTTTTCCATAAGGGATTAGATTTAACAGCTCCACATTATCACCGCCTTTCTGTTGGTTGGTTAAAAGGTAAGTCGTCATCCGAAATTATTTCTTCGAAAGCATCATTTCCTGGTATAGTTACAATCGGCTCATTGCTCTTATCCTTTTTGGGCTCCGCGAAATGCACGCTTTCCGCAACTATCTCAAAAGCTTTCCGTTTATTGCCGTCTTTGTCCGTGTAGCTGCGTGTTTGAATGGAACCTTGCACCGCTGCCAATTGGCCCTTATGAAAATACTTGCAGACAAATTCAGCGGTTTGCCGCCATACCACTACGTCGATGAAATCCACTTGGCGGTCTGTGCCCGATTTTACATAAGACCGTTCTACCGCAAGGGTGAAGCTGGTAACTGCGGTGTCGTTAGGTGTGTACCTCAGTTCTGGGTCTGAGGTTAACCTTCCCATTAAAATTGCTGTATTTAACATGTTAATCCTCCAAATAATTTCTTCCGAACTCCCGGATAAAATCCACTGTGTCCCATTGATAGGCTTCCATCGCCTTCATTTGGGCGATCCGCTTTATGTGCAGGTCGGATTCCCGATTTTTATGTACGCTGCCGTTTCCCTCCTGATGGCACCGGTAATGGCAGAGGGAAACCCATAAGCCTAAACGCTTTGACTTGTCCCGGAATGGGCCGCCAAATGCCTCGTGGCGGTTGAGAGGGTCATAATATCCATTCGCATAGCAGATAAAGCAGCTTTCATCGGCTTCGTCCTGTATGATGCTTGGCGCGTAGCCGTTCCGGTCAAGCTTTGCTCCGTATTCGTTAACCACTATGCCACTCTCTTTCTATCTGCGCGTCCATTATCCTGATTTGCAGTTTATAACTGTTGATTGCCTCCATTGCAGACTTATATACCACCTCGGCGCAATCACGTTGAAATCTCAGTTTTGCAATATCAGATTTTCCTTTGCAGATATCGGAAATGATAGTTACTGGAGTGCCGTTTGCACGCTCTTCCAGAATTGCCTTTGACAGCGCCATTCTATAATTGCTTTCGGCCTCGGCATAAGCCTGTCCGCGTTTTCCAAGCTGACGGATTGCGGCGTCAAGTAAAGCGGTCTTTTCGCCTACCGCATTAATTAAGTCATTCATTAGTGCCTCCCTGCCAGACAAATACACGTTTGCGGTCTTTATCCTTATTGGCAAGCCTCCAAATAGCAAGCCCCGAAATTTTTCTGTCATCTGTATAGGCTATTTTTGTTACTTCGAATTTATCATAAGTTGTAGCCTTACCATTTTTAGATACAATGGAAATTTCAGAGGACGGAATCCAAATAAATGGAGCCGTGTAAAGTTCCCGGCCAATGCCCCAATTTACACAAGCCCGCTTAAAGCTGTCAGAGGCTTCGCCTTTTTCTTTTTCGGCTTGACTTTCTGCGCCCGCGTCGTCCTTCCATACCCATTCACCATCAATCTTGATACCAACAGAGCAGAATAAATTTCCCTTGCATTCATAATGCCTGCGCTGCCAGTTTCCCGGGCCGATTCCAGGAGTAGTGTCTAAGATATTCATATCGACACGGGCGTCTTTATATAGAAGCAGGGAACAGCCGAATTCCTTAACTTGAGCTACTCTCACGTCAATTTCATCAGCTTTCAGCAGTCTGAATTCCATTTGCTACCTCCAATTTTCTGACCGGACAGTTCCACCCAATGGAATCTCTAGGGCTGACTATTTCCTCATGGGTAAGACCACACTCAATATGCCGTTTCATATTCATAAAGCTGCGATTGCACCATTCACAGCACTCGATACCGTCCTTGAATGTAATTTCTATAGGTACGGTATATCTGGTAAACTCAACGATATTCTTGGTAGGCATAATATACCTCCTTCAGCCACTCCAGGGATTCGTATTCCGGGCTTTTATCAGTTTCCGGTTCCTTGTTATCGGTATCGTACAGGTACTCAAATTCCGCACGAGAGAGGCCGTTATCATTGCTTCTGTTCATTTTTCAGCCTCTCACATTCCCGGAACCAATAGTCTCCGGATAACTTTTGCTTTTCGATTTCTTCCTCCAGCTCTAAACATCTTTTCATCAGACAGATCATTAACTCTTTATCGTCCATTTGACAAACCTCCTGTTTTGGTTTAATATGTGATTAGGATATTTTATTTTGCCGCCCTTCGTGATGCCAGTCGCGAGGGCGGCTTTTCTTTTTGTTTTTGTGGCGTTCTTCTATGTACCCAAATGTAATTAATCCGCCGTAAACGCATACTATGATAAACGCCACCATCAATTTTGTGCTCATGTGCTTGTCCTCCTTTATGGTTTTACGCCTCTTTAAGAGATTTACGCCATGCAATGCACCGACCCATTTTTGCGCCGTCAGATTTTCTCTGAAAATATGGGTTATGGTAAAATCCGCTTTTGTCATAGGTATAAATCGCATAGCAAATACAAGGCTGGCCGTTCATATCCTCATAGAGAAATTCAACCTCTTCATCAAAAAACTCACATGGCATTTTTGCACCTATCCAAATGATGTTCCAACCGTCCTGATTCACTATTTTCCGAACTCTTTCTATGTCGTCTGCGTTCATGTGCTTGTCCTCCTTACTAGGACATGTCTAATTTGCCATGTCCCTATAAAAATTATTTGAAATAACTACGTTTCCTCTTTCCATAAACCGATCAACGTGTGCTTGCCATTCCTCTTTTGGCATAAAACGTTCTTCATGTATGATAGTAGAAACCCATTTGCCATTAATTTTTTCCAAAGCTATTTTTTTAGTTGCGACTATTTCTATTTCGCCGTTATCATGCTTTAGCTTTGAGTTTACGGTATAGATTTCACGTTTTCCCATTATGTATCACCTCGATTCATCTTATGAGGGAATATAAAATTGAGTGCTTGTTTTCAAGCGGACTTTCTTTATTCCCGCCGCCTGACAAAGAATTTATGCGCGAAGAACGAATTAAAAAGTTTTTAATTCCTGTCATAGTTTCAGCGGTAACCAGTCTATTAATAGACGGCATACGAGCGTTGTTGCCACTGATATTACAATGATCGGCCAACACTCCTTTAAAAATTGCTTCATGTCCTCACAACGCTTCCTTATGGCTATTTTTTTGCTTTAGCTATTGAGTTCTGGCAAAAGATTCCCTATAATTTGTTTAAGCCGTAAAGGTAATTGAAAGGAGCGTGGTCGGATTGACCAAACTTTTGAGATTGCCGGTTCCCAAATCGCCGGATCGCAGATGCTAAGGCTATTATTGAGCAGTACCATTCTGCTTAAGTGATGCGGATTTTGACAGAAACCGTGTGGTAAAAGTGCGGTCCTGTTTGGTATGTAGTACATCGGGGGCCGTAACCTCGTTACAGTAATAACGACAGTGCTACGCTACACAGCGCCCAAACAGGTGCAAAAGTTTTGGGTAAACAAAAATGGGGAAAGCCGTCTGTGAAACCACCACAGGCGGTTTTTTCTTTTACCAGAATTCAATAGCTAAAGCTGGTTCATGGGTTATCCCACTTCCTTTCTTAGTGATTTTGAGTGTTGCGTTTAAAGCACAACTTTGTATCTTTTTAAGATACTTTTGAGGTAAAAAATATGTTGCTTACATCTCGATTACTAAGACGATATCTATTTTTAATAAAGCAAATTTCGCCTTGAGTAAATTCAGCGCCATTTGATTCATTAATCTTGGCATTAAGCCTTGATAAGCTGATACCCATAGCTCTTGCTAAATTAAACTGCGTCTTATCGTAACGTACAATAAATGACTTTAACAAAGCCTTATTCAATGTAATCACCTGCTTTCTGTTTGTGTCTTTTTAAGATACTTAAAGTTTACCACTCTTCATGTGTCTTGTCAAGATATTTTTCTTGATTTTTTCAAAAAAAGTGATATAATTAAGATACGGTTATAATAGGGGGTGATATATTGACCACTGGAGAAAAAATTAAACAATTACGCATAGCCTTAGGAATGTCCCAGGAAGAACTCGGGAAAATTGTGGGAGTAAAGAAAGCGGCTATATACAAATATGAGAATGGCCTTGTTGTTAACTTAAAACGCTCTACCATTGAAAAATTGGCTTCGGCTTTAGGAACCACCCCTATGTATTTATTAAACTTAGAAGAAAAACCCACCGCTGATGATAGCGATGGGTTATCCAAAGAGGAAATAGAATTGCTTAAATCTCTTTCAAAAGCAGATCGAGATATCGTTTTCTCTGTTGCTCGTCAGATGAAGCAGAGAGAAAATGAACCAAATCAATAAGTTGCTTTTTATGTTTTTGATTAAGAGTACCGATTAATTGGATTTCATCGTACTCCTCATCAGAGGGGCCAAAGACCACACTCGATTCGCTTTTAAGATCTGCCGTATTCGTTTTAGTATTCTGTTTCAATATTTTCCGCCCCTCTCTCTATAAAACGTTTGTTCTTATGTGCCTTTATTATAGCACACAAAAATTTAAAATCAAGAGGTTTTGAAAATATTTTTCCCAAAATGGGAACGTGAAATATTAGCACATTGACAAAAATAAAATGACCGTCCAGAGCGGCAACTCTGAACGGCCTGAAATCTGGATAGTGACAAGCAATCACACACCAAAATAAATTGTAGCATATTTGGAAAATATGTCAACATTTAGGAGGATAATTATGACACCCAAAAAGAAAAAAACTGCTATCATTATCATTACTATCGTGGCCGCACTAGTTATAATTTACATAATTGCGGTTCTCACAGGAAATACTAAGCAACCGATTTCGGAGAGTTCGTCCAACACTTCTAGTACCACGACAGAAGAAAGCGAGGGCGGATTAATAAAAAAGACGGAAATTATTTGGAAAGATGAAGAGGGATATGGCATAGTAAATTTCTATTTAGATGGTACAAAGACAAAGGAATCTATTTTATCAAATTACTATACGGAAATAAAAGACTATATTACATCGATGGATACAAGTAAATTAGAGGACTATGAATACATTGAATTTGTAGGGAATGTTGTCAGAGATGATAAAATTGAATGTACTATACGAGGAAATCTTTCAAGTGGTTATATTACATCGAATCAAGTAATATCAACTGTTGACTTAGAAAAAAATATTACCGATTTATTTATTCCGGAACCTCTGAAATAGAATAATAAATAATTCCTATATAAAAAATCCCCCACCGGTTGCAATCGGTGGGGGAAACTTAAGTTTTATTTTTACCTGGAGGTGCTCAGAAATGGAAAACTTAAAAATAGCGGCGGCTTACATTCGAGTGAGTACCCACGATCAGGAGGAATACAGCCCGGAAAGTCAAATTAAGTTAATCCGAGATTACGCAAAAAATAACGGCTTTATCTTGCCGGAAGAATTTATTTTCCGAGATGATGGTATCAGTGGCAGAAGAGCGGATATAAGGCCGGAATTCCAACGAATGATTTCTAAGGCTAAAGAAACCCCAGCGCCGTTTCAAGTTATACTGGTTTGGAAGTACAGCCGTTTTGCAAGAAATCAAGAGGAAAGTATTGTATACAAAGCGCTTCTAAAAAAAGAAAATAAAATTGATGTGGTTAGCATTTCGGAGCCGCTGGTTGAGGGGCCGTTCGGTTCTTTAATTGAGCGGATTATTGAATGGACAGACGAATATTATTCTATTCGGCTTTCCGGAGAAGTGAAGCGTGGTATGACCGAAAAAGCGAGCAGGGGAGAGCCGGTCAGTATACCAGCTTTTGGATATGATATAAAAAACAAACAATATATTCCAAATGAAAAAGAAGCTCCCTTCGTGCAAATGATTTTCGATGATTTTATTAGCGGTATGGGAACTCGTGAAATCGCTATAAAACTAAATACAATGGAAGTTAGGACACATAGGGGAAACTTCTTTGAAAACCGAAACATAGATTATATTTTGAATAACCCAGTATATATTGGAAAAATACGTTGGACCCCTACTGGTAGAATGAAACGAAATTATGATTTAGAGGATAGTATGATCGTTGATGGAGAACATCAACCGCTTATCTCAAACGAAACATGGGAGCAGGCACAGGCACTGTTAAAAAAGCGAAAAAAAATGTACGCGAAGTATGCGAGAAAATCAAATCCGAAAAAGCCGTTTATGCTCCAGGGAATAGTAAGATGCAGTAACTGTGGAAGCACTCTTTGTATGGGTGTTTCCGGTTCATTACAATGTCATTCCTATGCACATGGGCAATGTAATAAATCTCATAGTATTACTTTGAACAAAATTAATACTCTGGTGATCTCGGCGTTAGAGACAGATTTAGAATCCGGCGATATTACGTTGATTAAAAAGAGCGGATCCCGAGAGAATCAACAAGAATTTATTAAACGTCAAATTCAAGCGGAAAAAATTAAGCTGCGCCGTGTTAAAGAAGCCTATGAAAACGGAGTGGACACCTTGGAGGAATATAAATCGAATAAGCAGAAAATCATGGAGCGTTTAGGGGAATTACAAGCAAAACAAGAGCCAGTACAGGATTTAGAAAAAGAGAAAAAAGAATTCTGTATGAAACATAAAGAGGCCCCGGCTTATCTTCAAAACGCTAGTATTTCCATAGAGGATAAGAACCATTATATCCGCACTTTTATAGATCATATTGTTTTTAATAGAGCGAGCGGTACAGTAGACGTTATTTATTATAATTAAATATTATATCTAAAATATGTATGGCGGTCCATACATTTAAAAGATATGTTTTTAGCGCATAATAAATTTATCGTTTTTTTCTTCAACCGCCTGGGCTTCTAAAAGTTTCTTGATTTCGCCGTAGATTATCATTTGATTATGGATTAATGTGTTTAAATTTTCATTGATAACTTCGAGAGAATCAAGCAAATCCTTTTTACTGTACATAAGGCGACACCCTTTCCTTACTGTACCGCTCATACATTATTATAAATCTATTTCTAAAAAATGGCATAAAAAGTGGAAATATATCACAGTATAAAAATAATCTTTCTGATTTTCAAGGGGGAAAATTTACACTTTTAATTAATTTTTTTGTTATGGTTGTTTCTTAGTCTAGATAAACAGCCAAGATAAGAGGTTTTTGATGTGGAATTTGCTTCAGGCGGATAGGAAAGTATATGATCTACCTTATGTTGAAGCCGCACGTCGATAAGCAACGGCATATCCAATAAAAAGTCTATGGAGACATTATAATATGCCGCTAATTTTTTTAATCTGCACAGAGGCGGATCGTGCTTTCCTAATTCATAGTAAGCATAGGTAGACCGATCTATTCCCAGCAATTTTGCTACTTGTTTTTGTGTTAAATCATGCATAATCCTTAGCGCCCATAACTTTTCAGCTAACAATCTCTGCCCTCCAAAATCATTTATACTATAATTATAGATTTATATTATTATTTAGGATATATAGATTATATGATCACCAAAAATTAATGTCAATAAAACGCATTAATTTTTATCAATATTATGTTTTAATAGCATAGATTTGATGTTTAATTTAGCATGATAATAGCTATACTAATTATATAATGATAAAAATGAGAGGTATATAATTAGTGTGAAATATAAAACATCTGGAAGAAATGTCAAAAAGTCTGTTGGCAAGAAAATAAAACAATATAGGGAAAAGTGTGGATTAACCCAAGAAGAATTAGCAGAAAGAGTTGATGTATCACAAAATTTTATTTCTGCGGTTGAAAGAGGGATAAGCTTTCCCAATCCAGAAAAACTAGTCCTTATTATTGAAGAGGTAGGGGTTACTGCGGATCAAATTTTTGAAGATGTAATAAGAAATTCATATCAGCCAAGAGCAGTTTTATTATATGACAAAATAAAAGACTTACCGCTAACTGAACAGCGCAGAATTTTAGCGGTAGTAGATGTTCTAATTGATGAAGCTAAAAAATAATACTTACAAAATAAAAAGCCCTCCCCACCGAAAACGGAAAGGAGGGCGGAGTTATATAATGAAAAAGAGTTCACTTAACAAATTTTTGTTAAGTCTAGGGGCCTAAAGGCTCGAAAGCACAATAGGCCCCGATATACTATTGGCAAGGCGGCACTCTTGCATCTCAGGTACTCTTTTCAGAGTGTGTCGGGTGCCATTTCCGACCTCAATAGAGGGATATTTGATATAGTTCATTGGTTGTCCTCCGCGTTGTCTCGTTCTATCTTTTCATCGATAGCCTCGTTCACAAAAGCATTAAGGCTTTTCCCCTGCTTTTCTGCGTGGGCCTGAATTTCTGCCTTGCGTCCTTTAGGCACTCTGGTTTTAATTTCGTCATAATTATTTTTTATATATTTAGCAGTAGCTTTTTGTTGTGCTTTTGTAATTGCCATATATATCACCCCATATTATTATACGCCAATTATATAGCGGGTACAATATACACAATAACTAATATATTGGGTACAACATTAGCACTATTGCCTATTGATATATTGGGTACAATATATTATAATATAATCACAAGGTCAAGGGAAACGGCAAGGCCGGGATACATGATTGAACAGCGGTGCCGCGGGCTATAGTATAGATTATCCCCCTTGCCCCCAAGAAATTGAACTACAGATTCAGGAAGTGAGGTAAAGAAAATGAAAAATATCAATGACATTATGGAACGCTTAACAAAACTGAAAGCAGAGAGCATACAGGACGGAAAACCATTTGGAAATAGTTCAGCAGACAAGGAAATTAAAGCCATTGATGAAGTGCTACAAGTTTTCGGTGTGAAATGGAATTATACATGGGATAAATCTGGCAAATGGATTGCAATTGTAAAATAATAAACCACTAAGGGGGTAAGAAAAATGAACGAGGAACGAAAAAACCATCTTCACAAACAAACGGTTGCGGAACACGCGTTCTTTTGGCCTGTAAGGACGATACAGGAGACTTTATCCGCTCAGAGGGTAATTTCACATCTAAAAAGAAAAAGCCAAAAACCCAGCATTCATGCGGATTATTAGCCTTTAAACAGCTGGTGCGAGCGACGGGACTTGAATCCTCGCAGCAGAAATTAACCGCACAAAAAAGGCTGTTTTTGAGGTCTTCTAATGGATATAAGCGTTTAATGCCACAAAAGAGACCATAATTAATAATATAAGCCCCCAGGAAAATTCCCGGGGGCTGTCTTTCTGTCAATCGCTTTTCTTAGGTTCGGTATAAGAAAGCGCCTGGCTGGAATCGCTTAGGCCGCTTGTAGTGGGGTCGTTTAACAGGTTCCATACGGATACCAGGACCGACACCACGATTACAGGGCTCTGGACGGCCTGTAAGAGCACGTTCCCCACAGCCTGCCAGCTTGTCATATCTTCCCAGTTGAAGCCCAGACAAGCCAGCATGGGCAGAAAAATGGACGCTACCAGATTGAACCAGAACACAGGGTTTTTAAACCGTACCTTCCAGTTGATTTTCATTTCAGTTCCTCCCTTAACTCGTCGATTCGGTGATGGGCGCTTTTCGCGCTGTCCTCCACCTTATACATTCTTTCAATCAGGTTATTGTGCTTAGCCACTTTTTCTTCGAGTTTTTGAATCCGGTAGGTGGTCAGCCGGCTGGAAACTAAAACGCCTCCCAGGCTCCCCACGATGGTTCCCAGCAGAGAAATGACGGAGACGATGATTTCTGTTGACATCAGCTCCACCGCCTTACTCGATTACAATCTGAAGCTTTCCGATGGCGTTTCCGAAAGCGCCCGCGTAGCCGTCCTGGCCGTTTCCGGTTTCATTGTCATACTGCCAGGGATAATAGCTTCCGCCCACAGGAGCGATCCGATATTTGGCTTTCTTATACGGCCTGATGCTGTCCGGGGTGTAATAATACACTTCAACAGCGTCAATCTCCAAACCGTTTCCCGCGTAGCCGTTTACAGCGTCGTTGATGTTGCAGCCGGTCACATAGGGAAGCCAATTGCCGCCCTTAATATGTACCCGGTACTTTACGGAACCAGCGGAAACACGAACAGCGACATCAGTGACGGCTCCGGTAAATCCCGCGTAATCCTCAAGGTTTTTCACCTCGGGAAGCCAGCCGTCCGCCTTGGTTCTTACCCGGTAATATACATCTACCGTTTTCGCTGGCTCGGGCGCGGGAGCTGGAGCAGGGGAGGGCGCGGGCTTGTCCCCGTTTAAATGAGCCTCCACCATCTTCAGAAACCTGTCCCAGCCTAGGTCAAGGGTTCTGTGGGGACAGTATTTTCCATTGTAATCCTGGTGCTTGGTTACTCTGTCCATTCCCCAGCCATAGCGTTTTAAGATAGAAGCGATAAACTCAGCGGCGTTTTGCTCCGCTTTGGTGAACTTCTCACCGCCTGACAGGGAATAGCAGATCTCCACGGCGATCCCCTCCCGGTTGCCTTTGCCATTTCCGTCTCCGGCGTTCCAGGTGTTCCGGTTTTCCGGCACGCCCTGAACTACCTCCTGATCGTCCACGGCGTAATGAAAAGAAACCTCATTGTCGTTACGAATCATATAGGCGATTTCATTCGCCGCCGGTGCGTCGTTGGCGGTGTTGTGAACCACTACCCTGGTAGGGGTCATAGCATAAGGACATTTGATGGAGTAACGGGAAGGGTCTGCTAAATTTTGAATGATTTTCATTTTGCTTCCTCCTTGTTTTCTAAAGCGGATAAACGCCGCTCTAAATTCTCAATTTGCTTTTGCTGCTTCTGTACCATGCAG